CCGTGACGCTAAACGAATGATGTTGTGTGTTAAACTGATGGAAAAGGTTCAGGAAGAGTTTTATACAATGGAGTACATGGACTATGAGGATAAAGATTTTTTCTTTGTCCCAACAGGTGATGATATTGAAGATGTATTGGGTGGATATTATATGGAGACACGTTTGAAAAAAGAAAATCTAAATGATTTTTTCAAAAAATATCCATTGGTGTATAAGAAAATTGTTACCGATAAAAAATACCATATTTTTAAAATGGACAACGAGGACTTAACTTCATACGAGGTTAAATCAAGAATTGCTTTAAATATCGGAAGATACAATCACGAAAGAGCGAGGAAATTACTTTTTAAAATCTTGAGTGAGAATATTGAACGTTGGTGGAATTAACCGTTAATTTCTTCTTCAGTAGTTTCTTGTACTTCTTCTACCGTAGGTTCTTCTGTCTTATCTTTTGATTTTCTATAACCTAAAAGAGTTGCCCCGATGCCAACAAGGATAATTGATTGTGTAATAACGTCAATATCCTTGTTTAAAAACATTTTATCTACACAACCCATAAGGAACGTCAATCCTCCAATAAAGACGATGTAAAGACCCGCAGTACCACTTCCTGATGTCTTTCCTGAACTATTGGAAGTCATCTCTGCGAACGAAAACTGTTTAATGTTTCCAATTTGTTTTTTAATGTATTCTTTCATGTTTACCTTCCTTGTCCTTTATAAGGTTTTTTGTAATTCTTACTTTGTTTATTGGATGTAAATTTCTTTGATGATTTACCTGATTTCTTAACTCCGAATGATAACTTCGTTGAACCTGTTGATTTAGCTGCCATTATTTCATTTATTTAGCTATAAGTATATAATTTTTTCAAAATATCATGTATTTATTAAATAAAAATAAGATTATGAAAAAACTATTTGAAATTTCTTCAGAAGAAAAACAAAGAATATTGGAAATGCATGAAAGTGCAACCAAAAAGAATTATTTAAGTGAACAACCAGTTCAACAAAATCAAAGACAACCCCCACCATCCATAACATCTACAGCAGGTGTTAATATAAATGGTAAAACATATTATTTACCTGAAATAATTAAAGACGAAACTTCATTAAATAAGTTTGTTATGTGGCCTAATGCACCAATTAGTAAATCCTCATTGGCAATTATTGGTTTAAGACCTCAAGATGACCCTAAAACGATTGAGGGTAGACAAGCTAAACCCGGAGGAAATATACCACGAAATCCGGAAGGAATGGCGTTTTATTTCATCCAAGATTATTTAACATCAATTGCTGCAGACAAAAGTTTTAATACTAAATGTTTATGTAATGGTACATGTAATACTGATGCAAATGTTAGTGGGGCTGAATGGAGATTTAAAGAAAGATTTGGTGATGAGGATTTAAAATTTCTTTACCAACATTTTGGAAATAATAGTGCGGAAAATGGAAAAAAAGCATTACAAGCGGCAACTAAAAAAGCGCTTAAAGAACAATTGGCTAAATTTCCAGGAGTTTGTAGAGCTTAATTTAAATAATTATTTTTACAAAAAAAGAGGGATAATCCCTCTTTTTTATTTTACACTATAATCAAAATCTGAATTTAAAGAGAATTGACCAAATACTTTATCATTATCAACAAATTCAGTTAAAAACTCTCTTTCGTTATTTTTATTTACTCCTAACATAAATAAAACATTCCTAACACCATCAAAAACAATACAATCAAGAATGTTTTCATTTTTATTAACTTCAATAATATTACACGTAAAAAATCCTTTACAATTCTTTAATGTTAGAATTTTTTTATCCAAATCAAATGTGTAAAGATTTTCGCCAACAGTATAATTTGGGTATTCAATTAAATCCAATTGTCTTGATTGAACTGTTGACATAGATGATGAATGATTGAAATTTTGAACTGTGTGGATATTAACAGTAATTACTTGTGAGTTAGCTACCAAACCAACCATCACTAAAACAAGAGAAAGAAATAAGTTTTTCATAGGACTTGATTATTTAATTATTTCTACAAATATATACAAAATATTCCTCCACACAAATATATTTATAAATAAAGTGAACTTTGTTCATAAACTTTAAACCCACGTTAATGGATAATGACAAAAATGAAACGAATTCTAAAGGAAAATGTTGCAACCTATTGCCTTATGCTCGCAATGTTTTTCAACCCACTAGGATTCGACATAATGTTCAAAGCAATTTTAGACTACACAAATTCTTACTGGATTACCACAGGAATTTTCTATTGTATTTCAGCATTGTTCTTTGGGTTGTATTTCTTGTTACGAAGTAAAAAATGAATATCAAAAAATTAATCAAAAAAGTTCTTAATGAATCGGTGGAAAAACCACTTATCTCAGAACACCTTAATTATCATATAACAAATGATGTACCATTAAATGATAACATTTTCAGATTTGGTTCTGAGGAATTCTTTAATGTTATTAACGAAGCTCGTGAATTATATTACGAAGGAATGGTTGAATTAAATGAAGATGATGTTGAACTTGTTGAATCTGATTTTGGAACACAGGTTAGATTATCAAATGGTAGAGTAGTTTATTTGGATACTCCGATGGAAGAATCATTTATTTCTGAAGCTGAGTATAACGGAAAGAAAGTTGAACTCGGTAAACCAAGAAGAAATAGTGGTGGTGGTAAGAAATATGTTGTCTATGTTAAAAACCCATCAACAGGTAGAGTTAAGAAAATTTCATTTGGTGATGTTCATGGTGGATTAACTGCTAAGGTATCTAATCCTAAAGCTCGTAAATCATTTGCAGCAAGACATCAGTGTTCTAAAAAGAAAGATAGATTAACTGCGGGGTACTGGGCATGTAGACTCAATCGCTTTGGTTACCTCTGGGGTGGTAAAACTTATCCAGGATTTTGGTAATATGAAACCGTATAAAGATAGACAACTTACAGAAACTTCTAAGATTAGAGTTTTTAAATCCAATGTTGATAGTGGTGAACTACAATGGCATCGTGATAGAGAAGACAGATTGGTTGAAGTGGTACAAGGTGATGGATGGAAATTTCAAATGGATAATCAACTACCAATAGAATTAACCGAAGGACAAGTATTATTAATTCCTGAAGGGACTTATCACAGAATATTCAGAGGAACATCTGATTTGGAATTAAAGATTGATTTTATTTAGTAATCCTGTCAACGATTAAATCCATAAGTCGTTTTAAGAAATTACCTGAAATTGTTATCAATCCAAACGCCGATAATGATTTAACCAACATTTCAGTATCTTTCATATCCCATATACCTTCAGATACGGCGTCATATATCATTGGTATGATTGGAACCAAGAATGCATAACTTAACATATTTGTTACACTGAACGCAGATAAATTCAAACTCTTTAAAAAACCTGCCAAAACAGTTTTAAGTTGATTGGCTTTAATTGCCCCCAATTTAAATGGTTCTTCAAGTCCGTCTTCTTTAATCTTTTTAATAATTGATTTGGTAAAACTTCTTTCTTGAAAGAATATTACTGAAGCAATACCTGCGGCAATTAATGATGAATCTTTTTCTGTTAACTCAGGTACTTGTCCATTTAACCATTGCATAATTGGACCCATAAACCCTCCGATTGCCGCTCCCCATGTGAGCATCATCTTTAAGTTTATTGAAACATGGGTTTTTGTGTCTTCAACAATCTTTTTAGTTAGTTCAACACCATCTTCTTGAACTTCTTTAATCCTATCATTTATTGCTTCAAGGATAATTTGCTTTTGAGATTCTTTAATTATATATTTCATTATATTTATAAATATATGAGTAAGAAATTAAATCCTGAACTTAAATCAGGTGATAGAATTGTTATCATTGAACTTTTCGGTGAACCTCAATTATCTTTTGGTGATAGAGGAACTGTTAAAGGAATACAAAAAGGACCTGGGTTTGTTCAATATGTTGTTAAATGGGACAATGGGTCAAGTCTTTATTTATTGGATGAAGATAAATGGATGTATGAGTCTGAGTTTGATGAAATGAGAGAAAGAAAAATGAAAAAAAATATTCAGGAAAATCAATCGACTGATTTAACACTACATGCGATGTTAGTAAAACATTTCAACATGTTATATTTGAAAAAATATCTAAATAAATTAAGAGAGTCTAGTGTTGTTAATATGCTTGCGGCGGCACCATATCTTTATATGGGTAAAGAAAGATTGGCTCACGAACACAAGTATAATGATACTAACAAAGCGTTTGATGAATTACTAGATATGGCCAATAAAGCTCAAGGTGAAATGGTGAACGGAGTAATAAGTATTATTGAAGAAGAAAATAGAGAAGTAACCGTAGAAAGAATCAATTCTTATTTAAGAAGATACTCTCCAAAAATCATTTCATTTTACTCAAATTACTTTTAAAGTAAAAACAAAGGATTTCTATCA